GGGGCGCTACTGTCCAACAACCATGTCACAGAAACGCCGGTTAAGCCCAGTCTTCTCGGCAATGACATGCGCGAGCACTCCGGTCACGAACAGCGTGGTCAGGATGCCAACGTGACCCATGCTCCAGTCGGGTGCAACTTGCATCAACGGCAGGTGTAACAGGAGGAACAGGAGGACTAGCACAGCCGAGCCGATTACGGCCTCGAGTAGAACGTTGCGCTTTGCCATTGTTTGCAATGACACGCGTGAGTCTTGATCTTGTTGTGTGTCATGAAATTTATGCTCAAATGACGCCGACGAGTCGGACTTGCGTCGACGACCTTACCATACTCGGACAAACTCGTTGGTCGACAATGAGCGGCACCGGTGGTGGGGGCAGGGATACAACGGCTTCGTCCCATCGGAGCGCCCGGCAATCGTCATTGGTGTCGGGGTCGGGGGTGTTACAGCGGGCATTGTTGTTGTTGTTGTCGTCGTCTGGATTCGCAACGTCTCGCAGTACTGGTGCACAGCACCAGCGATTGCCCATTTGTCGCTCTGTGACGATGGAGAAGAAATGAAATGACACGAAACGAGCCTGCGGGTGCCACCGTGTCTGTTACAGCAGCATCGGTTGGTCATAGTCAAAGCCGGCGCTTGTGTTGAGTTGCGGGCGCTGTGTGAAGCCCTTGCGTTTCATAAACTTGAGATTGAGACGCAGCATCTTCTTAAAGGACGGAGGGCCGTCGTGCACGTCGTGCCAGCGCTTGAGCGACGTTGTCCACGAGCGCGACATGGCGCCCATTGCTTGGCCGCCAAACCACGCGTCGGCCGATGTCTGGGAGTCGCGACAGCCGGTGAACACGGCGACTGTGGCGGCGACGGTGCGCTCGCCGGTGCGTTTGTCGCTGACTTTCGGCTCGCGACCGCACGAGCGCTCGTGCAAGAGCGCCAACTGCGGCAGGTCCATTGCGGTGCCCGAGTGACAGCAATCGAGGACGCCAAAGAGGCAACAGCCCGCTGGCAGCGGGTCAACAAGGGTGCTGCGAATGTCATCGTCGACGATCATGCCCGCGGTGGCATAGTCCACTGGACACAGTGCCTCGTCCTGACCGTCTGCCTCGTCGCCGTTGCGGTCACGCAGATACGTGCCGTGACCAGAGTAGTGAATGAAACGACGGTCGCCTGCCTTTGCGCCGCTTGCCAACCATTGCAGGCCCTCCTCGATGCGTGCGCGCGTCGGCGAGCCAAACACCGCTTGGTCGGCGTCGCGGATCGACTTTTCGTCCACGTTCTTCTCGAGCGTGTCTACGAGCAGGTGGATCTCGTCAGACTTGTAGCCGTAGTACTTCTTCAGCAACGCGACAACCTTGAGCGTGTCGCGCACACAGCCAGACAGTTCCGACGACGTGCCGACATAGTTGATGCCGATCACAAGTGCCTTCTTGGTCGTCGACATGGGATGAGCGAGCGAGTGAGTGAGCGAGTGCGTGTGGTGTCCTTCTCTGTATGGGTATCCGATTATTTTCGAGCGGCAACGCACGCGCTCCCCAGCAGACACAGCAGTTCCTCGCGCGCCCCGTGATGGCATACACGCTGTAGTGCATTCTCACCTGCGCCAGACCTGCCACCAATCTTGCTCAACGGGTGCGCGCCCGCTGCGAGGAGAGCCTCGACGATCACAAGCATCGAGTTTTCGACAGCCTGGCGATCGCACCGCTGGCGTCCGTGTATCGTATTGTGTACGTGGCAACAGTCTGTACGCCCACAACCAGACCGTTGCACTGCCGAGCACAACAGGGACTTGCGATAGCGAGTATTCACGGGTGCTCCCGCATCCAATAGCATGCGCACACACTCCTCGCTTTGAAAACGACACGCCACGTGTAGAGCATCGTTCATGGCGCGTGCAATCGTCGTTCTAGAGTGCGGCGCAGGACCAATCGCCTGCAAGCACACCCACAGACAGTTGATCGAACGCCAACGGCACGCCGCTGCGGCGATACTGCGCTTCTTTCCGCTCCACAAAAAGTCGGCAAACTCCTCGTCGGCTCCTATCGTGGTGGGTGGCGGGGGTGGTACGTTGCCCCACACGAGGTTTGCTAGACCTTCGCCGTGTGTCCGTCGCTTTGCAAGCGCAAGAGCACGCCAGTCGTCGCACCTGCAAGCACAAACGCGAAACGGAAGCGTACAATAGAGAGCATCCTGTGCTGCACGCTTCCTCTGCGCCCCCTTGCACTCTATCGCCTCGCCAACTCGTAGCCGCTGCTGCTGCTGCTGCGTGTACTGTACATACATTGACCTGTACAGTTCCCCATCTGGCCGATACGTGCTCATTCCAGACGCACCGTGGGGGTGGGGGGGGGATTCACGTCTTTGTGGACGCACACACGTGTACGCGCGTATGGAAGAGAAAGAGTGGAATACGCGTGCAAGTAAGGGATAAAAAAATCACGCCAAACAGTACGCGTGCGCGCCCTAGTTTCGCGCAAGGCCCGGGGGCGCTTAGCCTGTCAGCACGTCAACATGTTGCACCGACGAATGAGCAGGTTTATCAAACGCCATTTTGTCGTTGGCGACGATGAGCGTAGAAACAGCGAGCACCCGCGTGCCCCCAGGCCGATGGCGCGATCGGCGTCGCATGACGTGCATTCACTAGTGGTGCACCGACAGGGCTTGGGTGGTTACAACGGTGGCGGTGGCGGCGGCGGCGGCGACGACGACGACGACGACATCGACTCGCCGCCTCTGGCAATCTGTTCCTCGGACAACTGTTGCAACCTGTCACACACGCCCGTTACGTGCACGTGTGTAGAACAGACGCCCACGGCGCGCGTGTCGCCGCGCGTCAAGGTTCGACCGCGTAGTCCGTCGCGCCAGCGTAGCCCGGCCACCAGCGGTGGCGGCAGCGGCGCTGTCGCGTGTACTACACCCACGTCGTCTGCGTCACCGCGTCTGGTAGATCCTTACGCGCCGGAAACTCCGGCGGGGCTTGCGCCAGAGCCAGTGATACGGCCCCGTGACACGGTGACGCGAGTCAACTCAAAATTGGAGTACTACGACGATCGCCTAGCGATTGCGCGTTTGAGGTTTATTGAGCATGACGTGGACGGTCTGCGGTTCTGTGGCCTCCGCGACGCGGACCTCGAACGTCTCGACGTGCCCCCGACCGAACGCGTCGTACTCGCCGACATTATCGACCGCTCGCGCCTTTCGCCCGAGGACATTGTCGTCGACCGACACGTGTCGCGCGAGCGCCTGTGGCACACCTTGCGCACCGTACGAGGCCTCGTGTGTGCCCCCGACCTGTTGCGCGACAATGGTGCCGAGGGCGATGACTTTTTTGCGCCACTGACGCGCGACGACCTCGAAAAGTGGCAGGTTCCAGACAGCGAGATCAACATTTTGCTCCTCATCATCTTCCATTCTATTCCGTACTATGCGAGCCGTGCACTGTACGTGCCAGAGATACGCGCGTCTGCCTCGTCACTGTCGTCCATGGCGTCTGCGTCGGGCACCGCAGACACACCGCCCACACCACGCGAGCCGGCCAGGTCGATGTAGGTAGTCCCCTCGCTCTGCACCGCCGCCGGTGCAATGCACTTTGCGAGTCTATGGCAGCGATTAAAAAAACACCATACCACAATACCACCCGTTGTCACCCACCCGCCTGTTAGTCACAACTACCACCCACACCACGCGCAATGGCATGCCAAGAGTGTATCTCTGACAACTTGAGACAGCCCAGGTGGACTCTCATGTATTATGCATCTACGCGCCCGCATCTAAACTGTATTCGTGCGATAGCGGCAGAAGGTGGCGTCGACGAACGGTGTGACGGCGAGACTGCCCTTTTGCGCCTCGCGTACGCCGGTGAGAGTGACAGGGCCCCGTGGACCGACCACCTAGACCCGATTGGAGACACGTATCGACTCGCCAGTGGTGAGTATGTGACAGGGGACATGGCGTACGCTAGGCGCGCACTGTTGGAGTCGGGCGCAGATCCCAATGCACGACATGAAGCCCCGCACTACCACGGGAAAACTGTTCTGATGCTCGCCGCCGTCAGCCCACTGTACAGACGCGCCGAGTATCAAGAGTGTGCATTGAAGGAACTCATAGCAGCGGGCGCCGACGTACGCGCTCGGTCGTACACCGGTGCTACTGCTCTCCACTACGCGTGTACCAATGTTCCCCATGCCGAGTTGGTGGTGAAGATACTGCTGGACGCAGGCGCTGACGTAAACGCAACAGACAACCGTGGTGCAACTCCACTGACGTGCGCATGCTATTTAGAGTTTGCCCCCCGAGCGACTGTACTGAACATTCTAGTTGACGCCGGGGCGAACGTCGACTGTTACGACACTGCCTCAAGGCCGGGGCCGTACCACAACACTGACGACCAGTGTCCACTACGGGGCCTGGTGTGCGAGAGTAGGGGCCTGGATTACGTGGCTCCTTTGGTTTTTGCGGGGGCCTGTTTGCGTAGTTGTGACGATCGTTTCATCCGCGCGACAACGCCACGCTGTGAGCGAGCGATACGGGAACGCAAGCCAGTATTTCATTTCCTACGTACTGCCCGTATGATTTACGTAGTGTACGCACTAGCAGTGGTACTCATCAACGGTGCATCCCACCGCCGCGTACTAGGGTATTACAATGTCACGCGCATAGTAGTGGCAACTCTAGCACCTCTGGCTCGGTGCCCCCTGCCTTCGACGCTTGTATTGGAAACAGTCGTTAGACTCGCCAGCAACGGCACTCTGCCGGGCACGACTGCACGCGGCGGCGGCGGCGGCGGCGGCGATATCCATTGGTCCACCTTGATGCGCAAGGTGGTAATCAACACTGCACTCCAGGCGGAAATGCTACAGGCGCGCGTCGATTGTGGCGAGGGAATCGACCACACGACGAGACCCTAGTACCACGCGTGGCGTGGTGTTTTGACTAGCATTTATGGGGATGGGAAATAAAGAGCGGTACCAAGTGACTTCCCTTCTCGTCCGTCACGAAGGAAAAGACGATATTCCCGCAACGCGCATGACAGTCCTGCGCCTGCGCGTGGGCCAAGGCGTCAGCGCATTGGCATCGTCGCTGTCGTCGCCGTCGACTTGGCCTGTGATGGCGAGACGCGCAAGGGACTCGAATGCAAGTGACGAGAGTGTGCTGGATGCCATTCGTGCTGTGACTTGCGCAACGAGACGATAGTCGGATAGGACACGGGTAGAGGCTGACTGCTGCGTGCCCGCCCGGCGAGCGCCTGTGACTAGGACACGGGCGTATGCGTACGCGGTGTGCGCGTGATGTGCGTGGAGCAAAAACTTGTGGATGGTACGGTCAGGTTGTCTAGGGAGCCTCGCGAACGTTAAAGCGGACCTGTCGTTCCTGTCGCGAGCATGCAGGTTTGCGCCTGCACACACCAGCACCTGGACGGCGGGGCGACAGCACTCGTGTCCATGCGATACAGCGACGTTGAGCGGTGCCACTCCCAGGTCGTTTGTCTGTTCGACGGACACACCGGCTTCGATAGCCATGTGCATGAACTCGACGTTACCGGCACCAGCGGCAGAATGGAGACATGTCCATCCCAGGTGTGATGTGGCGTTGATGTCTGCGCCTGCTGAGATGAGGTCTAACACTACGGCTGGGTTTGAGCGTGGGCAACTTATCGCCCACATCAGCGGGGTACGCCCATCGCGTCCACGCACGTGTGGGTTTGCACCAGCATCGAGAAGGACGCGCACGATCTCGCGGTCAAAACAGCCAAATGATCTCAAGTAGTAGAGAAGTGCGGTTTCCTGGCCAATGTCTAAGCCAGCGTCGTAGAAGACGTGGTCGCGGAATAGTTCGTCTACTGCGTTTGCCTCGGCAGCGGCCGCACGAATACATTCCAGATGCGTGTTGTTGATGGACGCCTCCAACACTGTCGCTTTTAGGGGCATGAAGAGACCAAGACGCGCTGCGCAGCGCTGACACACTGTCTGCTGCGACATTGCCATCGCGCGAGTTACGCGACGACAAACGTAATAATCGTGCGGGTTACGCATCCACGGGCAGAGTTGTTTGGTTGCAACGGCGACGAGGGCGAGGATGGCAGCGACGGGTGGAGTGTGCAGCGAATGTGCGCTTGACAAACGCGCGCTGGCGACTGCGTGTCACATAGGTCACCATGAGTGCGCGCGCGGGTTGGTTGTGGCGGGCGCAGCGCTGGATGAGCGCGGCAGGAATGAGTGGACTGCGCTTATGTTGGCGTGTTGCAGAGGCCACCATGAGTGCGTGCGCGTGTTGGTGACGGCGGGCGTCGCACTGGATGAGCGCGACTACGCGGGTATGACTGCGCTGATGTTTGCATGTCACTTCGGCCACAAAGTGTGCGTGCGCGTGTTGGCAGCGGCGGGCGCAGCGTTGGAAGAGCGAAACCAGAACGGGGTGACAGCGCTGATGGATGCGTGTAACAGAGGCCACAGTGAGTGTGTGCGTGAAATGGCGGCGGCGGGTGCAGCGTTGGATGTACTCGACGGTGGGAGTGACGATGATAACGATGATGATAGCGCGAAGACTGCGCTGATGATTGCATGTAGAAGCGGCCACAGGGAGTGCGTACGCGAGTTGGTGGCGGCGGGTGCAGCGCTGGATGCGCACGCCACAGATGGGCGGACTGCGCTTATGTGGGCATGTTACTCGGGCTGCGCTGAGTGTGTGCGCGAGTTGGTGGCGGCGGGCGCAGGGTTGGATGAGCGCGACGCGCGCGGGTGTACAGCGCTGATGTGGGCGTGTTGCAGAGGCCTTCGTGAGTGCGTGCGCGAGTTGGTGGCGGCGGGTGCAGCGTTGGATGCGCGCAACCGGCTCGATCAGACTGCGCTGATGTTTGCGTGTTTCTACGACAACCGTGGGTGCGTGCGCGAGTTGGTGGTGGCGAGTGCAGCGCTGGATGCGCACGGCACAGATGGGCGGACTGCGCTAATGTGGGCATGTTACTCGGGTCACTCTGAGTGCGTGCGCGAGTTGGTAGCGGCGGGCGCAGCGTTGGATGAGCGCAACTGGATGGGTCGGGAGTACAATGCCAAGTGTGTGAAAGTGCTTGAGCGGGCTCTAGGTACGCGTGTGCGGGCAATGTACGGGTGTGCGCGAGTGCTTTTGATGGGCGGGCGACACGGGGCCGAGGGTGCAACGACGTGTGTGCGACATGTGTTGTCGAGTGTGGTGTTTGTGGTGCCATTGGTTGCTGCATGTGTGCGCCGAGGGCATGGCGTGGTGGATCGAGCGATGTGCAAGCGATTGGTTCTTGCTGCTGCTGTGGATGTGAGGCGACGAGAGGACGAGGGCCTGTGTGCTTGGAGGCGGCGGCGGCGACGTGTGTGCGCGAGTTGGTGGCGGCTGGTGCAGACTCGGACGAACGCAACTGGATTGGCCAGAAGTAGAATGCCGAGTGTGTGAAAGTGCTCGAGTGGGCTCCAGGTGTGCGGGCGATGTACGTGTGTGCGCGAGTGCTGGTAATGGGATGGTGACACTGGGCCCGTGTGGCAGCGGCGTGTGTGCGGCACGTGTTGCCGAGTGTGGTGTTTGTGGTGCCGTGGGGTGTCGCGCGTGTGTGTGTGTGTGTGTGTGTGTGTGTGTGTGTATGCGCCGAGGGCGTTGTGCGGGGGATCGGGCGATGTGTGAGCGAGTAGTGCTTCTCGAGACCGTTGACGTGGCGCGGCGAGAGGACGAGAGCGTGGCCGAGTGGAGGCTGCGGCGCCGTAAGGGGTATGCAGCCGCTTTGAAGACATACACGATACACGACAGGTAGAGGCATATCCCAGGGGCAGTACTGCAAAGCCGCCAGGACAGGACGCTGCTGTGCGACAACAAGGGCGGCC